TGCATCGTTAAAGATTAAACCTCCGTCTGCATTACGAATTATAAAATCTGGGTTATGGTTTGTATCAGTAAAAGTTATTGTTGGTGAAGTATTACTTATTTCTATATTTCCTGTTGCTGTGATATTTCCTGTTACATCAAGACCATTATTAACATCTAGATGATTAAGTACATCAACGTGACCATTAGAATTTATTTGTATTCTGTTTACTCCATTGGTCTGGTCAAAGACCTGAAACATTCCTGAATCATTTATAAATGCAAGGTCTGGGTTGTTATCTGCATCATAGAAATTAAGTCTAGGTCGATTACCACCAAGAGTTACATCACCATTTAGGTTAGTATTTCCAGTTGTAGTTATAGTTTGCGAGCCAAAGTCAGGAGATATTTTAGTACCAGCTATTGCAGCAGAACCGTTAACGTCTGAGTTGACGATTGAACCATCAGTTATATTTGCACTGTTTACCTTTACGTCTGAAGGTAGTGTACCTCCAGCAATCTTAGTCACTGCTATGGAATCTGTACCTAATCTTCCAGCAATAGAAGCTGAAGATACGTTTGACATATCCTCTGCTGCTACTGGGTGTCCACCTTGAGTTGAGCCGTCATGTACGACAGGTACATCTTTGTCTGTATCAATAGTAACTTCGCCTTCGGCTCCAGTAAAGCTACTATGTTGCGAGGTTGTCCCTCGTCTTAGTTTTAATAATTTTGCCATTATGCTATTGTTCCGAAGTCGAGTTGTAAGTTAGCACCGTCTATAGTACCAATGTTAGACATATTGTTATTTTGTCCATCTAATGCACCACCTAGTTGTGGAGTAGTGTCAGTTACTAGATCTGTATTTAAATTGTCAAATGAAGTTTTAAATGCAGCTATATCTACACCATCTACAGTACCTGATACTGTAATATTTCCTGTTACAGCTAGACCATTTTGAAGTGTTTGTAGTCCAGTAAATGTGTTAGCACCTAGACCAGCTAAGTTACCAGTTGCTGTAACACCACCTTGGAATGTAGATCCGTTGTGCACCCTTAGCTCGTTAGAAGATGTATTAAAATACAAGTCACCAGCAGATAAAGCATTACCAGCACCATCTGTTGATGGGTCAGAGGACGCTATTTGGTATGTAGCAGCAAAGCTGTTGACGTTGTTTATATTACTTGCAGTTGTGTTTACGTTAGCTATAGCAGCACCAACAGTGTTAACATTGCTTATAGAGCCAGCTGTAGTATTTACGTTTGCTATTGAGCCAGCGGTAGTATTAACATTTGCAATAGAGTTAGCGACTGTAGTTACATTTGATGATACACCAGCTACTGTACTTACGTTAGAATTATTACCAGCTACTGTAGTTACATTAGAGGCTATACCAGCTACAGTTGTGATGTTGCTTGATATGTCAGCTAGTGTATCCATATCAGATACTATTGCTGTTGTACCTAAAGTATTCATATCAGCTACTGCATCAGCAGTACCTAATCTTCCTATTTCAGTTGCTTTACCAGCCACAGCTCCTATGTCAGCAGCATCAGCAGCTACAGCATTAATATTAGTTGCATTACCAGCTACAGAGTTTACATTAGATATAGACCCAGCAACTGTGTTTACATTAGCTATGTCAGTCGCAACTGTGTTTACAGAGTTATTACCAGATCCTGTATTAATTGCGTTAGTTATAAGACCTAAATCTTCTTGGAATGTGATTTGTCCAGCTACAATATTAATATTAGTTAGGTCAGACTGGTTTGGTGTAGCAGGGCTAAATCCATCGCCAGAGCTGCCATCATAAATCATCAAAACTTTGTTTGACGAACTATCAAACCATAAGTCACCGACTTGTAAACTTGAGCTATCACCTCTTGCTGTTGGTGCAGAGGTACTTATTTGGTAAAGATCAGCAAAGTTGTTTATATCAGCTACGTTAGCTCCAGCATTTACAATGTTAGTGATATTATTTGCAACCGTTGCTACTTGAGTAGCTACTGGTACTAATCTGTG